TCCCGCGAAACACGCTAGCCAAGTCCTGAAGTACCTTATATGCATCGGTGCGGGACTGGATATAGCAGTTGCAGGTAAAGCGCGGCTCCATACCACCCTTACCATCCGATACCATTACATCGCAGTACTTAGCAATTTGGTACAACGAATAGCGATCTACCATCGTCGCGTCTACTTTCTTACCCAGGCCGTACCGAGGATTCAAAACCAGATCGTAGAAAATCCACGCCGGGTTATCAGTCCAGCCGGTAATAAACGAGCCATCCCACGTCCCTGAATACACACGGGTATCCGGATCGTAATTTGACGGGTATTTCACAAGCAGCCCTTTTAGGGCGTAGGAGCGAGTAGGCACGCTGGAGAACTGCGCCGCATCCATAGACAGCGCGACAAGCGCACTCATAGGATAGCGAAGCTTACCATCAATGAGAGTCGTATAGCTAACTACGGTCGTGGTGTCGCGGATATAGGAACTCGTCGTATCTGCCGTAGTACGAACAACCCGAATCGTATAAGAGGTATGCGCCCCGGACAATTCGATTCTATGAGACCTAGTGTAGGTGGATGACGCCTTGCCGTTAAATGAGGTACTGACCGGAACAGAGTACGCGCCGCCGTCGACAGATAGTTGAATCTGGTAGGCTACGGTGTATCCGGAAACGTCTCCTGTATTAACGTCTGTTTTGGATAATCCCTCTACACTTAGCGTAATGCGAACTGCGTTAGCAGTGAGGTCGGTAATAGTCTGCACCCAAGGGGTAATCTGCTTAAGCTCGACGCCTACTGACGTGGTATTGGCGGTGCTGTCAAAACCCGGAATATATGACTGATCTATGTACCCAAGACGGCTATCAATCTGCGATACGTTAAAGTTAGTCGTACCATCCGCGTTTTCAATAGGCGTGTTGTCGAGGTACATGTACCGCGCAGAGTGCGCATTATCCGGGAAGCCGTAAATAGGACCCTCTGACACGAGGTCAAGGATTTGCGCATACGCCGTACTGCTAAGTGTGTCATTTGCCTCTGTGGGCGTGTGCGTAGAGCCGCCTTCACTCTTATAGCCTGAAATTAGTTTCATTGAACGCCCATAGATTGATTAATCAAGTATCCGATGCAATAATGCCCTCGGATATAACCGTGCTACCTACTCGCATGAATCCGTATAACAGCGGCACGGGGCCTCCCTGATACGCCGTGTTTTGTGCGCCGCTGAAATAGTAGGAAGTCTTCTGAGTACCACTGCTACCATTGGAAGCGGCTGCATGCGCGGATAGCATTTGTGCTACACCGCCCAAGGCCATACTGGCGCCGAGCAGCATCATTTGAGAACCGTAAGGGTTGCCGAAGTACATAGAGACTGCGCCGACTACTGCTAAGGCAACGCCAGCAATAATAGAGAACAGGCCCCCGGACTTAGAACCTACCGCGATAGGCGCTATACGGATATCGTCTGAACCACTCGGGTACTCTAGCTCTTTCTCCGTGATATTCCGCTTACCAACAAACACCGCGTACTTAATTCCGCGATCCTTGCTAGTCATTAGTTCTCGTTCAAATCCTGGGACCATCGATATTAGCGCCCGCATCGCATCGCGGGGAGACGTAACTACGAACTTATGCACTCGTCCGAACGTGGAGCCCAACTTTCCATACAATCTGATAGTTCTAACTTTGTCCAAGTGCCTCCCTATAACGGATAATATGAGTCACATAATCCCGGTAACGGGCTAAGGTATCTCGTCTGGACAACTGCCCCCAGAGGTGATGAATAATGGTATCGCCGCCAACATACACGGCCGCGTGATTAGGAGTGTTATTTCGACTGCGTATTTTCATAAGCAGCACATCCCCCTCGCGAAGTTCTGTATTTAGCGGAAGGGATACACCGCCGCACGCCTCGTAGTTATCCGTGTACAAGGAGGACTTGCCATCATTCCACCACTCACCCGATCTATGAAAATCGGGAAGTACAATCTTGTGTGTCTGCCAGTAATACCGGCGGACCAGTCCGAAACAATCGTTTGTTCCGTGGGAGAATTCGCAGCCAATCAGGGGTGCTTCAAAGCCGCTAGGCCCAAATTCGTGCCACGCCTCAATACCGATAGACCCGTCCGTCTGCGCCCCAAGAGAGACGATTACCCAGAGCGACACGCCTAACCCCTCGCACACCTCTAGATCGCCTTGGCTGGGATACGCGGTACCCCCCGGATGTGAATGCACCAATGCTTCAATCGGCCCGATATCCTCCGCGTTCGCGTAATCCTCAGGATCAATCGAGAACGACGTAAGCGGGGCCTCTGAGACATTTCGGCATGGGCGGTACACTCCGGCCACGACGAGCCCGCACGCCTCGAATGGATAGCACTGCAGAGCGTGCGACGAGATAGCCTCCTTTAATGTGCTGTCCATCGCGACTCCTTAAAGTGTTCCGGCCGTTCCCGCAGCGGGGAAGCCGCCAAACGGTAAAGGGTTATTGGTGCCGAACCGACATTTGCAGCCGGATAACCGCTTGCTGCAGGCGTCTTGCGTGGGGTCCGTGGTGGGGTTGTTATTCTTGTCGAAAAAAGAGACCGAAACCCAACCGCACTCAAGTCCTTTGTACTCCCACTGACACAGCCCAGCGACCACCTGTCGTGAGGGTAACTGCGTACCGGAAAAATCGAGAACGGAGGAAAGGGTAAATTCAACGTTTAGGTTGGTCTCGCTAGTCTTCTGTTCCACGTACCACAGTTCTACCGGCATTTCCTCTGTAGGGTCCGCTCCAGGCTGTCCGTCTAAGTACTTGGCTAATGTCCTATGCCGTTTAACCTTAGCGCCTACCAAATCACCTAAGGCAATGCACAGCGCGGAAATACTCCCGTCTACGTTAGCCACTGTTACCGTAGGCGTGGGCTGGCTAGCGTCTCCGGTGCGTTCGAACCCGGAAGCCATAATAGGCCACGGAGAATATTGGACGCCCTGCCAAGTAATAGGGCCGGCCTGTAGGTGCGCGTGAAAGCGGGAAACCTCCCCGCCCATCGCGGTAGAATCTAGCTCGTAAAGTTCAATCAGGTGGCCCGGTTCTAGCTGTTGGATATCTGCGTTTATTGTCACTGGATTACCTCCAAAGTACTCATACCATAATTCCAGCTATACACATACCCTTTGGATAAATTGGACCCTGTGCTTGCGTTTTCTGCACCTGTAGCTTGGCTATATAAGAACGGCCCACTACCAAACTGGCAGAGGACACGCAACAAAATAAGTTACCGGCCGAAGCGATTCCGGAGTAGGTAGACAAGTTATTCAAAGATGCGACGTTAGACGCCCCAACTAGTACGTTGGTGCTGGTAACTGTGTCGTAAATTACCAACTGCGCCACAAAGTCAATAGGCCCGGTATAACCCACGCCACTAGGGATTTGAATAAATAAGGATGCTGTTATATGTACGTTGTTATCTGAGGCCGTAAAGGTACTAGTCAGTCGATCTTGGAACGTTACTCCTAGGTCTGTTTCGGTTCCTCCGGTTGCATAAAACGTACCTACGTTACTCCTAGCAACGTAATTGGCAGGAGTAAAGTTTCCCGTATCCCACGGCGTATTAGACGCGAAAGTGGGACGTGCAGAAAAAGTAGTCGCACCGGAAACGCCTCCGCTTAGAGTAGTTGCCCCCGTTACAGATAAAGAACCACCCACAGTCGCATTACCGACAACTGTACAATTCCCATTAACCGTCTCATTGTCGGAATTTGTCCGGCCACGCATTAGACACGTCCACGCATGCGCGCCGTCCGTATCCATTAATGCGGTCTCTCCTGGATTAAGTTTAGATACTGAAACAGTATCCCCGGAGCCGGAGGTGACCGCGAGCGTTACGACAGTGGTGCCTAGGTTACGAAGTAACGTAACTTGATCCGCCGCGCAAGTTGACGCAGAGGGGAGGTTAATCGTGCCAGCCGAACCCAGGTTAATATTGACACGCTTACCGATATGTCCCGTAGTAAGCGCTTGCGGCGAGGTAATCAGGGTTGTGCTAGTCAGAACCTGTTGCGATTGCAGGACCGCAATATTATAATTCTCTTTTACAAAAGCGGTGCGCACGCTATCGCCGTCAGAGCCAGCCGGGGCAGTGCCGAGATTAATTGTTTGTAGTGCTGTCATGCGCTAAATACCTCTACGAAATTAACGGTTAGCGTGTAGGCGTTAGCGCCATGTGGTTGTACAGTTGGCGTGTCACACTTGAATAAACCCTGCGCACGTAAAGGCGGGGTCCAGTAAAACGATTGATAACCCGCTGTCGAGTCCAGGAAAGCCTTAATCGCGCCGATCTTCGTACCGTCGCCGGAGAAGGTGAGGGGGTACGTATCCGAGACGTTGTTAATACCGTCCGCGACTCGCTGGGAATACCCGTCACCGAACTGCGCCGTACGCACGGCATATTTCGTAGTCCCAACGATTTCTAGGGAGGGTTGCCACGTAAATACGGGAGTGGTCATGGTCCCTCCTTTTGGTTATAGTTGACCGTGCTTAATCTGATACCCGAAACCGCCTTGGCCGCGCATACGCTGGTTCAGACGCTTGTCTACGAACGCTTGTACAATCGCGTGCAAATCCGCCGCGTCTTGCTCATCCAGGCCGCCGCCGCCGTTGTTATTCACGGTTACACTAACTGGCGTATTCCCGCTGCTTGCAGAAGTGCTTGAACTAGCTACAGAACCGACCGCGCCACCGTTAGCGAAATGGGACAGCCGCCCGCTATTGATCGCCGCCAGCAACCCGCTATATCGCTTTGTAGCTGCAGCATTGACCACGAATTCACCGTTCGAGAGCATCGCCGGAATGCTGTCACTCGTAGCGGAGCCAGGACCGCTTACGCTGCCCCCGTCGGCCAAATGGAACGCGCCTGCAAAGGACGTAGCCCCCGACGCAGCACCGCTAGACGCACCTAATCCAATAGCCCCAAGAATCCCGGAAAATAGCTGAGTCTCCGCAGCCTTAAGCGCGATCTTGGCAAGGTCCGCGATAACGCTAGACGCGAAGGAACTAAAGCTGAACTTACCCGTGGTAACGAATTCCTCTAGAGCCGACGACATATCCTTATACGTCGTATCCATCGCAGACCGCATGTATTCAGCGTTGGTCTGAGTCTGGTTAGCCTGATCTACCAGCGCTAATTTGAACTGCGCGCCGTAGCTATCTTTAATCGCTTGCTGCGCGGCCAAATCCGCCTCAAGCTGCGCCTGCGCAGATTTGTAGTATTCCGAAGCCGCTGCGAGCTTCTCTGCGTACTCTTTTTGGTCGGCAGTAGGAGACTCGTATTGCTGCTTGAGTGCTGCTACTTGTTGCTCATAATTGTCGAGGAGCTTGATACGCTCCGCGTAGTTTGACTTCTCTTGCGCTGTCATGAATACTTGCGCGGATTGAGAGTCATACCCGCGTTGCTGCTTGGCTAGAAGGGCGTTCTCTTGATCGGTGAATTTCTTTACCACCGCCACGCGAGCGGCCGAGTACTTCTCAATGGAATCCTTAAGATTAGCGTCTACAGCTTGGCGCTGCGCCACGAGGTCCTTGTATTCCTTAAGCGCGTTCTCAAGCGCTACTTTCTCTTTCTTAGCACTGGCAACGTCTACGCGCTGCTTCGCATTCGCAATTTCTTTGTCGAGCGCGGAGGCCTGAATGTCATGTAGCTTATTAAAGTACGACTCCGCGTCAATAAGGCCCGCGTCGCGTTGGCTCTTAAGAACGGTCTCCGCTCGCTTTTCTTCTTTAGCGATTAGCTGATTCTGTCCAGCGATCCGTGCGAGTTCGGCGTTAATACCGCCCTCGTTAGTATGTACGCGAGTCTTCCTAGCATACTCCGCGTTGATGGTCTCTACGTTGCCGTAGTGCCGTTTCAACGCTTCTTGATAATCCTTTGAGTTCCTGTCAAGGTCTTTAGTAGTCTTGTTAAAGTTCTCGTTTTCCGCATCAAGCTCTAACTTATGCTTTGCAGCAGGACTAGCGTATCGGGCATCGTCCAAGTATTTACTTACAGCTACCTTAGCGTCACCCGATTTCGCACGGGCTTTATTATCGTCCGCTGCCTTTTGTTGCGCCGCTTGAACCTTCTGCAACGCCGCAACCTGCGCATTGGCTGCATCCATCTCAGCCTGAGCGGAACTAGTATTCCCGAACGGCATCGCGCGTGCCTGGGCCAAGTTACGCTGTGCGGTAGATTGCCGCTGAAGGGCCGCAGTGAGTTTGTCTGCGTTAGACGTGGCGGCTATCGCACGGTCAAAATTATCCCCGGCCACCTTGGCGGCATTTGAAAAGCTTAACCAGATTTTGGTGAGAATGCCCACTTCCTGCTGCCCCTGCACCGCCATACGATGCTGAGATTCCGCAACAGCGTCGATAAACGCTTGCGTAGCTTTAGCAGTATCCCCGGTCTTGATGTAGTTCTCGATAACATCGATCTGGGCCGCGCTGAAGGTGTGGTACTTAGACTGTAATTCCTCAATACCTTTCTTAGGGTCTTCGATAAGCTTGACGAATGCCTCAGCGGCTTTATCAGCAGAGAGGCCCGCATCCTTACCGAATTGCAGCACTACCGTAGTGAGCTTCTCAATCGTCTCTTGCGAGGCATGCCCCGAGCCGACAAGGGCGGTCATGGTCTCACTTACGTTAGCGATACCTCCGTTAGCCGATGCCATGCGCAGGGCCATCGTATTAAGCTGGTCATTAGTGAGACCAAGGTACCCATTAGTAACTTTGGAGGCATTATCCAAAGCGTCAATAGCCGCTACCGTCTTGTAAATCTCGTATCCGGCCGCGCCAATCGCCAACGCAAACAAACCCACGCCGACGCCGGTAGCGGACATAATCACGGACATTGCGTCCATCCGCTCGCCCAGCACCATCAGAGAACCGCCGAACTTCTTCCAGTTACCCTGAGAGGCTTCGTGAGCAAGAACAAGCAACTCTCGCCGCGCTCCAGTAGTAGCGAGACTCATCCCATGGGTACTTTCTGCGGCCTTCTCAACCTGCTTGATGTATCCGGATACGGAGTCCGAGATACCAAGCTGCGCTGCCTTCATCTCCAGAAGTTGCGCCCGCGTCTTGCCAGCCTGATCCGCTGTACGAGCAAGCTGGGACACGAAATTATTAATAGCCGTTGCGGACGCCTTAGAGCCGCTTGTGGCGGCTTCCTGGATAGCCTTTTGGGCTGTCTCTACCCGCTTCGCGGCGGCGGCTTGTGTGGCCGCAAATGCTTCTGCGGACTTCCGCGCGCGGTCTAATTCCGCCGTATATCCGCTCGCATCGGCTGAGACCTTGACCGTAGTCTGATTATTTGCCATTAGTCACGGCCTCCTGAACTTGTTCGATTACGGCCTCACCGGCTTCCTCTTTCTTAGCTTCGAAGGAGGGACGAATAAAGGGTCGCGCGGCCATCTTGGACGTACCGAATTCCAATAGCCGTGCGTACCACGCTTTCTTATTGAATGTGACAGCGTATGTAGCTAGCTTTCCTGGTACGGATTCTTCCGGGAGATAAGTAACCAGAATGCTGTCCTCAAGCTTACCGGTGCGGTAATAGGGCATCGCCCGTACCTTAATCTCCCGGTAGAAGATCGTAGCGCCAGCAGCCGCCCCCTTGCGTAACGCGGATTCCGAGCCACCCAAAGCGGCCCTGTCTAGTACGTCAGTTAGTGCTTGCGGATTTTGGATTTCGAATGACGACTGTTTTCTTGCCACTGGCTTTTATCTCCGCTAAGTTGATACCGAATACTGCTACGGCGACAGCCTCAGCAGAGGAGGCGCTTTCCTTAACCGCAGGCTCATGCGCCCATGGGATAAAGTCCTTAGGCTTAAATGGTGGCGTGTCTTCTTTACGGTGTGCGTTAGCTACGACGCTAGCGACCGTACCCATGCGAATATCGTCTATCCGGTCTCCGAACGGTTCTAAGGAGTAGAACGCTTTCCAGTAACCAAACTCCGCACTAGACATGCGCCCCTGTAATTCCTTAACCGTGCATCCGCCAATCTCTTTAGTGAGCCGGAACCAGAACAGCAGTTCCGGACTCTCTGTTAGTTTTTTACCGCTGCTTCCTCAGCGTCTGCACCAATCTTGTTGACGTCAAGGGCAACCTTAGCAATCTCCGAGACTGCGCCTGCGGATTTATCGCGAAGCGCTGCCACGTCTTCAGACGAGAATACGGGAGTGCCGGTCTCGTCTACCACAGTCGCTGCCACAATAGCGGCCTCAAAATGGCTAGCCGTCTTGTCGCCGGCTGCAATAAGTGCCTGGAATTCGTCCCGAGCGCGGCCCGTAAGCACCTTGAAGTAAAGCAGTGCATTAACTGCCTTGACTTCCACTGCCTTGACTTCGGCCTCAAGGGCCGCAAAAAGTTGTTCTTTATTCATTCGCTATCCTAAATATTACGGGCCGACAGTAACGGTGATATCGCCCGTTACCGTAAGGGCAATGTTACCTGTGTACACGGAGTCAACCTTAGCCGCGATCGGGAACGTAGCCACGAACGCATCGAATGTGATAGTGCTTGCATCCGAGAGCGTGACCTTAAAGCTTTTCTTCGTGCCTGCCTTCTTAGCTGCGAGGAGAGCCGCATGAGACGTTTCCTGCAGGTTAATGAAGGTAGCAAGGGTTACCGTACCCCAATCCTGCAGACCAAGCACCCGCTCCTTTGCAGTAGAGCTAAGGTCCGTCGTATCAATTTCCGCTGCCTTGCCGTCAAAGCCACTGATATCTGAAACGTTCTTTACGTCCGTCCATACCGGAGTAGCGTCAGTACCCGTGTTAATGGCAATGGTAGTACCTTGTGCGGTTTTTGCTGTATCGCTCATGAATTATCCTAAATAAGTAATGCTAAAATCAAGGGTGGAACCGTACAGCAAAGTGTCTGGTTCAAAGGTGCTAACAGGTGCGCCGATAGGCACTGCCTTTACTGCGGGGTTCGCTAGCGCTTGGAATGCCTGTTCCATCAGGCTAGCTGCTTGCGCGCGGGTAGAAGCCCATACGGTCACTTGTACGCGGGCGTTACGCGTCGCGGGCGTCTCTGAGTCCAGCGTAGTGAATGCTTGACCACCAACCGCCTGATATGTGATCCAGGGGGCGGCGGTAGACGCGGGCGCTACGTCTGGGAATACCTTGTTCGGAAGAACTGAGGCGAGCGCTCCGAATACAATAGCCTCAGCCAGCATTTGCGTTCTCCGTACAAGCAAGGTCCGTAAATTCCCGTGTGGCTACGTTCGGGAGGACAGATGCGATATTGAAAATATGGTTTTGTGCAATAGCGCGGTCCCCGTTGGTAACGTCGGTGCGCCAACGGATGCGGATACTTGCCGTACCCGTATCTACTTGCGTCCCGCCCGTAACTTTCTCTTTGCCCGTAAGCTGGCGCACGCTACCCCATACCAGTGCGTACTCAGTCCAAATCTCTAGGGGCTGGCCTAGCTCATCTTGACCCGAAGACTTACGCTGCAGTGAAATTTTCAGGTTAAGGTCTCCAGCCGTAACACCGGAGCCTTGTCGTTTCTTTTGCCCCGGCGTCACGCGAATACCACCGGACGCAGCCGGTCAAGCACCGAGCGCGCGCCAACACTAAGCGGATCGTCAAAGCCTTCCCGGCTAGCGAACAACGTACCCAGGACGAGCAACACCGCAGTTTTTGCGCGGGGCGGGACCGTGGTTTGATCCCAATTAGCCGGGGTGCTTCCGTCTACCGCTGTAGTCCCGACGTAATCGACTACGATATCGGACGCCTGCGTAATTTTCTCGGCTAGATCGCTATCGGAGAATGTGTCATCGATACGGAGGTGAAACTTCGCCTCCGCGAGGGTTACAAGGTCAGTCATTACCATCTACCTCCGTATCGTCCGCGCCTTGTTCCGAATCATCCGGAGACGCAGGGTCTGCGGGCGTGGGCTTCGAGGACGGCGCGGGCTGTTTGTCCCGTTTAGCAAGAGCCTGCAAAGAGTAATTCTGCTGCTGCAGATAGCAGGAGTCGCCACCATCAGTAGGAGGTAGACCAACCTTAGCGCGAGCCTCGTTCGGCTTCATATAACCAGAACCCACGGCCTCAGACAGGGACGTGTGCATAGCGGCCTCATCCATTCGCATCAGACCACCCGTATCAATCTCTGTACCTTGACCGTCCGGCACGCCAAGACCGTCATCTAGGAGCGATTCGATACTCTCGATATGCGCTTGTAGACAGTCGCTGTAATACATGCCCTCGTAGATCGCTGCGCTAGCTGCAGGACGGGACTGAGTCTCCGCACCGATCTTATGGAGAGGGACGTGGTAGCACCGAGCTACGTCTTCCACGGTCCATTTCAATTGCTCAATAAGCTGCGCGTCCGTGCTGGTCATAGTGGCCGCCTGATACGTCAGGCCCCCAGCTAATACCGCGACGCTACCCGAGCCCGTACCCGAGTGCGCATTAGCCCACGCGGTTTTAGCGGCCTGCGCCTGTTCTGCAGAAATTTGAGTCGGTGCAGTAAGAACGCCGGACGGGCGTGCAGCATTGCCAAAGAACGCGGCAGAATTGACGGCGATGTTGCTACCCATCGTGGCGGACGTTGCGCACGCAACCAGCGGCGAGACGCCCACCAGCGGATGCCAAGCGGTAATGCCTCGGTCGTGAATAATGTCACGGGCCGGAATCACAACCGCCTCCAGCGGAGACACCTGAAGCGGAGACATGGTGACCTGATAGAACACGGAATCATCCGGCGCGACCATTGGAATAACGTAGCGAGGGTTAAGAACCTCCATCGCAACCACGTTACCCATTCCGTCCCGAGTCTTCAGGATATAGGCATTGCCCCAAAGCAGTTTGCTAGAGAGCCACGCCTTAATAAACTGTTGTCGGGTCTGATAGTGGTTAGGCTTGTTTAGAACCTTCGTAAAGCGAGGCGTCGGTGATTCTAACCACACACCGTCCGTGAGCTTTACGTACTTGACGCGCAGTTTTGACACGTCCGATGAGATAAGGTCTACGCACGCAAACACTGCCGACGATGCGAGCATGCCAGATTGACCGGACAGGCTTTGATTCTGCTGCCAAGCACTCGGATAGGGTTCCCGGACGTTAAGACCGTCTCCGCCAGGGAACATGGTTGCGGACACACCTACGCCAAGGGGAGTTTTACCCGGCTTCCTGCGAAAGTATCCGCTTGCTTTAGTTACAACATAGAGAAAGCCCATAGGTCTCCTTGTAATTAGACGGACTTCTTAGGACGACCGGGGCCGCGTTTGGGTTCGTCTACCGTGAATGGCGCAACCTTTACCCAGCCAATAGCGATGAGGGCGCGGGCGTCAGTAGGGCTGTACTCCTTAACGTCACCGGCTTTGAATAGAAACTGAACATCACAGAGGGCTTGCACCCGAACTTTTTCCGACATAAGCCCTCCAGGCTGCTTAGTTAGACTGAGGCGAGCGACCAAGCACCCGCAGCTTTTACGTACCGCTTACCGTCCATCGCATCCAGGGCGATGCTGCCATTGACACCGACGCCTGAGGCGGGGGCGCTGCCCTTGAATTGAAGGATGATTAGACCGGCCTGCACCGCCTGATAGAGCGGCAAGATATCGCGTGGTTTGAATGCCATAGGATTCCTAAAGAATTAGCCCGCAGTTACGCGGGCATTGCTATTACGAACCGTAGGCCGCGCCCGTGATTTGGGCGGCTGCGAGGTTGCGTCGCTTCTGCCAGTTGATGAATTGGCCGATGCGGATCGCGACGAGACCATTCTGGAACATGCTAACCGGAGTCGAGCTAGCACCAGCCGGGTTGCTATCCATAATGATCGACGCCTCACGCGAGATATCGATCTGCGGGCCTGCATCCTCCGACAGGAAAATTTCATCCTGAATCAGAAGCTGAATAACGCTGCCGCTCACGTTGTTAGACGTGATGACCTTGACACCCATCAGATAGCCGCCTTCCATCGTGAGATTCGGGAACGCCAGTACACCCAGCGGGGTAAGCATCGAGCCAATAGCGAGGGCGCGCGCGGGCGACATAACCAGAACTGCGGTCTGCAGGTTGTAGTTAGCTGCGATTGCGGGTGCGAGGAGCGCTTGAACGTCCTTACGAAGCGACTCATAGTCCGCACCCGTCGCCACGACAGCCGCCGCACCACTCATCATGCCCGCGGGCGAGACGTTAGCGACAGCCGCCGCCGAACCGAGGAACGTGCTATCGATACCCTGCGCGGTTGCCTTGAGAAGGTCAGCCTGTACGAGCGCTTCTGCGGCCGGGTTCGAGAAGCGGATAATTTCATCCGAGAGAACTGAGAGGGCGTAGACCTTGCTCCAGGTCAGGAACACGGCATTAAACGCAGCCGACGTAACCGGAGCCGGTGCAGCCTCACCAACCCAGCCCACCGAGCTACCACCCGTCTGTCCAGCAATACGAACGTTAAACGGAACCTTTTTCAGCGACAGGCGACCGACGACCGTTTGCGGGTAGAGCAGTTCGATAAAATCGCCGCCATACGTTTCCGGGTAGACGAGGTTGCCCGCCCACGCGGCGACCGTGGTAGAACCTGCAGCGACCGCAGCCTTGACGATGCCATTAACAACCGCGTCGTCCTTGTAGTGGACTTCCGCGAGGGTCTTGGCGAGCGAAAGATCACCCTTAGCCTTGGCAAGAATCATCGCGGTACGCGTGAAGGCCGAACCCTTGGGGGCGTTGCTCTTGACCGTGACAATGGGATCAACGCTCGACGTGCTGACCGTTGCGACCGCAACCGCTTGTGCGGCCATCGATTTTTCAACCGTCTGGAGGCGCTTGAGTTCTTCTGCGCCGTCCGTGAGTTCCTTTTCATACGCATTGAACTGCGTAACTTCTTCGCCCGTGAGTGCAACATCGCCGTTGACCGATTTCACGACAAGTTCATTGCGTGCGGTTTCAGCTTGTGCCAGACGTGCCGTAAGGGCCTTGATTTTTTCAGCGATAGACAATTTTGTAGTCCTTAATATTTACGATACGAAAGGTCGAGCTTGACCAGACGCGGGGTTTTAACAACGGTGGTTTCGACAGGGGTATCCACCGCTGCCGCTGCTTCCGGGGTTTCGCCCGGTTTTACTACTTCGGCCGTTTGCGCGGCCTCAGCGTCTTCTAGGCTCTTGTAAGCCGTGATGATTGCCTCCGCGTTGCACGGAACCGTAACGAGCGACAATTCGTGAACACTCGCCTTAGTGAAGTGGACGCCACCTGTAGGCAGCCCCTCGTATTCCTCCGGGAGGAACCCGATACTTACGCCCTTGACAAGGCCCGTCTTTACGGAATCCCAGGCCTCGTCCGTTCGATCCTTGACAACACCCGGTTCGGACAACTTAGGAATCTGCGCGCGGAAAGGAAGCCCTTTGTCTGTAGCCGCCCCAAATTGCACGGTTCCGACCGGGAGGTCGTGTTTATGCATCCAGAGGAGCGGAACCTCATCAGCAAACGTGAGGCCCCTAGGCTCAATCACGTCTTTAACCCGGTCTGGAGTTGGAGTAGAGGCGATGCCCTCGATAACGCGCTGCTCGTCGTCCACGGACTTAATAAGCACCGCACTAAACATTCTGTTTTTCATGTGTCTCCTTAGTAGACCATCGGCGCACCTAAGTCCTCGTTACCCGCAGCCAGCACAACCGCACCGTGTGCCATCGTTAGCGCTACAAGACCATCGATACGACCGGTAGCTTTAGCCTTATCGAGCTTGCGATTTCCTGCTGGGTCTTTCGATATCACCGCACTGGCTGCACACATAGTCAGCACGGGGCTGCCATCGTGAACCATACGGGCGTTAATAAGCTCTGCCTCTAGGGCGTCCAAAGCCGGGGAGAAGTCCTTATATCCCTGGCCGTGCGGGACCAAAGGCAGATCAACTCCCATATCAGCGAATTCCTTTTTAAGGAGGTCGATTCGCCAACGGTCATAAGCGATTGAATGCACGTTAAGACCGGAGCAAATGTCCGCGATATCATGTGCGACGTATTCGTAATCCACGGACTTTCCGGGAGTGAGCCGCAAAAACCCTTGATCGGCCCAGAGGTCGTACGGCACGCGGTCCCGCTTGGCCCTATCCCTAACGCCGTCCTCTGGTGCCCAGAAGTACGGCACGGAATGCCATTTCCCGTCGATCTTCCCGATAAGCACTAGCGACGTAAGGTCGGTGCGGGCCGATAGGTCAAGACCTCCGTAGATCATGGTGTACTGATCGAACGGGATCACGCAGCCTCTGCAGGACTCCCAAATAGCGCGGGAGATAAACGGAGAGACCACGGAGACGCGCTGGTTAAGCAGCAGGTTTCGCGCGGTGTTCTCCATAGAGGGCATACGCGCTGCCTGCTTCATCTGTTCTTCGAGGTCAGACAGAGAGCGGAACAGACCGAGGGCTGGGTTAGCTGCTTCCCATGCGGACCTATCGTCTAGCTTCGCATCGGCCGGGGCCGCGTATAGGTGACTGACGATACGAGGATCGCCGCTGCGTTCCGCGTCATCCAGCCACTGGCTGAGTAAGTCCGCATCCGTCGCGGCCTGGGTGCTAAGAGCAATCAGCAGCGGGTTAGCGTGTGCGCCTTGAGACGTAGTGATCGCGTCGATGAAGTCATCTTGCGGGCCGCGAATCTGGCCGATTTCGTCAAGGATCGCGAGGACCGGGCTAAGGCCGTGCGCCGTCTTGGCCTCTGCCGAAAGGGCGCGGTACTCTACGTTATGCTCTAGGCCGAGGAGACGCTTACCTGAGGGTAGAATCTTGATTTTCTTCTGCAGGTATTTCGACAGCATCACCATCTTGGAAGCGAGGTTAAACACCAGCGCGGCCTGATCGCGAGACATAGCACCCGATACGATCTGACTGTTTAGGATTACCTCAGGACCTGCAAGGTGGACCAGCAAGATACAGGCGATGGTCGCGGACTTCGCATTCTTGCGAGCGATGCTGAATAGCGCGCGGCGAGTACCGGCCGGGTTATCGTAGACCGAGTAAAAGAAGGCTTGTTGAAACTCTGCGAGTCGGATAGGTTGGCCTACGAGCGCACCCTCAGGGATTACGCAAGCACCCTCAATCCAACGCATAGCCCGCTCCGCGCGCGTAAGCTCCGCGTTATCTAGACTGCGCCAATCTCGAAGAACAGGAACAGGTCCGCATTTAAACGGACTCGTCATTGAACCGCGCGGAGACGCGGGACCAAATCATCTAGGTCGGCATCTACAGTCTTGCGCGCCTCTTGTTCGTTCTTCAGTTTCTTACCTGCGTCAGCACTGCGACCAACCGTAGCGGCTGCGTGTACGTGAAGCTTGGCGCTAAGGGCCATAGACCTAACGCTCAGGGTATTAAGGAGGCTATGCTTAGGGTTGACCACTTTAGTCCCCTTAGCATTAGTCACAATATCGGACTCGTTCTCTAGTTCTTCCTGGATACGATTAATATCCGCTTGGCAGTGCGCGAGGTTAGCCGCATGGGCCAGATCGATATCAGTCCAGGTATCAGCCGCACGGGCCAATACGATAGAGTTCCAATACGGAATATCGATATCCCTAAGCCGGATATGGGCCGGGGGTGCGATAGGGCCGAGGGAAGCGGCCTGAGCGGCCTTAACCGCAGCAGTAACGCTATCGGAACGAGTCTTAGCCATAAGGCCTCCTAAGTATTCTTACTAATATTGGGCTACGTGCGCGCGTGATCGCGCGAGGTATAAGTAGCCTTACGCATAGCGCCTAACAATTTGGACCGGATTAAGGTTTGCTAGGTACCATGCGTAGGACTGCTTAGAATGCTCTGAGAGCGGTTGTGGGCCGGATTGGTATGCAGGTAGAGGGATAGGCGTTTCAGCCCGTCTGGGACGATTCTGGTGCGAACCAGAGCGAATGCGAGAGGACGGCTTGTTTCCTTGCCATTTATTTGCAGTTAGCGTTATTTCAGCAGGACCGGTCGGTGTCCAGCCAAATGAGAACGATTATCACCGATACCCCCCGTCTATCGGCCCTCGATGGCGATAGCTATTGCCTAACGTTGCGTTTATGCAACACTCTGCCTGATGATAATGAGAAACGGTCTCATTTGCATTGGATATTCGATAGGGATTAGCTATTGGCAAAGATCGTGCCTGAATCGCACCTTTCTAGAGACCTCTTCGTATAATCATTCTTAGAGTTATACTTATACTTTAACGAGATACTTAGGATTAGCGAGATACGTATGCTACGTCTACCATACAGACAATTATGTACAACTGAGATAGGGCTACTGGACTAACCCATGTAGCTATCGCTAGTGGACCGGATAGGTATGTGTTCTATGTGGAGTACTGCAGAACTACTGTATATACAATCTTCGATTGAGTAACTACCAGATAACTACACTACATTAATCACTGATAGATTCACTATGTCTGGTTGTACCAATCCTGGGCATATAAACGTATCTATGATTAGATTTAGTTGTTAGGCCACAGTAGATGATTACTACAGTACTAGCTACTAAGAATACTAACATGCTGATTAACATAAACTGTGTAATCAAGTAGTCTACATTACTCATGTTATCCTCTAGGCCCTAAACCATCCCAACCTTCCATAACTAAGTATTCCAATGATGTTGTTTGTTAGTAGGTAATCCATCTACAGTACTACCAGTCTTAATAGTGTACTGTCTATCTGTAGCAGTTTTCAGCTTATGGCAATCTGCACATAGATATTGTAGATTGGTATCTTCGTTAGTACCATAATCGTCTAATGCGATAATATGGTCTACTTCACCATCTACTGTAACTCTAGAACACTTAGAGCAAGTATAGTTATCTCTAAGCCTAATACGGTTACGTTGAGCTACACCAGCATTACCGGTTAATCTGGTATGTTTGATAAGCTTAGACATTATAGATTAATCCTTATATTATAATTCTAGTAGACTAATCTCCTCGCTTCGCTCGGATAGAACTACCGTGGTTCTGAGTCTTCGACTCTATACTATAGATAACTCATCTTGATGTAAGTGGGTCGGACTGCGAACCGGCCTGTAGCTCCAGGCGAGCCTGCCTTGCGAGGAGGGCTTCTTTGCCTCCATCTAGTCTCCCGGATGATTTCGTGTTTTCGGCTGTAATCCATGCTGGGCGAGCGTCTGGCGGGGACTGATCACACTTGCTGAGAGGTGCTGAGGATGCGAGCAAGAGGGTGCAATGTCTTGCTTCCCAGGATGGCCCAAATTTCAGAAATAGATAATCCCTTGGCGAGCATCCTGCATAATGCCTCATGTCTAAGGTCATTGAAATGTAAGTCATTAAGTTTCGCCCGCTCAACAGTACGGATAAATGACCGCTGCAACGCCATGCTGGTTAAGCCAGCGAATACCGGACCGTTAAACTTAGCACCACGTGACTTAAGGACTTCTCGCACACGGTCAGTAATCGGGATGGTGCGCAAGCCTGCATTACCTTCAACCTTTATCTCAGACTTATCTAGGTCCACATCAGACCAGTCTAGCTTGATAATTTCATGCTGCATTAAGGCCGTGTCGAGTGCAACGATTATAGCGTCACGAAGATAACCACCACGTGTATTGTCTGACTCGTTAAGGAGTGCTAATTCTTCAGAGGGAGAAATACGACGATCCCGAACTTGTGCCGGTTTTGCGTAGGCTGTTGAGACGGGATTGCGAGGCAGTCTAACGTCAAACTCGCGCCGCGCGTA